CTTTTTTCGAAACAAAAGAATACATTTCTTTCGCTTTTGCCATCAGATCTTCCATTGAATACATTTTCAATGCTTCTTGCATTTCATCGACTGTCTTTTTGTTCTCTTCAAACAATTGACGAGTGAAGTCAAGATTCATGTGCCATTGCTGATCCATGTAATCTTTAGCGAGTTGTAGCATTTCTGCACGGATTTCGAAGGGATTTTTGTTTTGTGACATAATTGTCTCCTGTGTTGTGTGTGTTTATGGATGAGGGACTAACCGTGGTCCCTCACGCGTTTATTAAGTAACGACCCTTTAGATCCAACCCTTAAGATTAGGATTAGAAGACCATTGTAACTGCTTTTGTCGACGTTCAAGGTCGACTAGGTCAGTTGACTGAGATAGATATTCTTCGATTCTATCCTTTTCGGTTTTTGGTCGCACTGCGTTCCAAACTCCAGATAGTGCCTTAAATACAAATCTCATTTCTCGAACTCTCTAAGGATTTCTCTGTTTAGCTTAGCCAGGATTTCTGCATCGCTCCATCCTGGGTACTCGCAACGCAGATAGGGAACAATCTTTTGATTTGCTTCCGCTTGCCGCGATACGATTATTGCTTTACCTAGACTCTTAAAGAATCCAACGATTGAGAATAGAATTAACTCAACCGCGCTCGTTAAGTAGCTGTGAGCTACCAGTACTGCTTGTGTCATTTGTGGATACCCCGTTTCCAATGTTAATTTTACGGGGACGCATTTCTTCTGGAACTACTACCTTCAATTCTACGGCAAGGATTCCGTCCACAAGATCAGCTCCATGTACTTGAACGTACTCAGACAGCCTAAACGTACGCTTAAACTTCTTCGTAGAAATTCCACGATGAATGAAGTCTCGGCCTTTACTTACATGTTCGCCAGTGACGGCTAGAGTGCGATCTTTCACCTCAATGGTTAGTTCGTCTCGACTGAATCCTGCGACTGCAAGTTCAATAAGATAGTCGTGTTCGTCTATCCTAACGATATTGTGTGGTGGGTAGTGGTCATTTGCATGCCGAGCTACTCGATCCAATTCGTCGAAAAGATGGTCGAAACCAACAAAAGATGCACGTGGGAAAAGTTGCTTTACGCCTGTCATAGTTATCTCCTTTAATAAAGCAAGATTAATAATAGAGCCGGGACCATCCCGCACTCCACAGTTATTTATACATCGACTTATTTATTTCCGATGTTATATTTTGGACATAGCTCCCATTGATCTTTATCCTTAAAGGATATGATCTTTATCTGTCGTAACGGAGCTGTGTCCTTTGCTTCCTGCGCGTTAACCGGAGTAATAAGACCCCAGTCGCTAAGCAGTGTCACAATGGTGTTACGACGCTGGATGTCATTCTCTACTAGGTTGGATGGTTTACCGTCAAGAAGAAACAACTCCTTGAAGTGAACGATAAAGTACCGCCCTTGTTTATGTAGAATATGACATGATTGGTATAATTTGTTTTCTTTGCGGGAGGCTACCCCGATACGAGTTAATGTTTCCCTAACCTTTAAGAAATCATCTGGCTCGTTGAGAGTTATCTCTAGCATCATAGCCGGAGTCCACTCTACGGCTGTCTCATTATTTTCTTCCACCTTTATAGACCCTCAATCTCAATTCGTTAATCTGTTCATTACTTAGAAGGGTCAAGGCTTGGCGTGCCTTCTCATCGTTATAGCCATAATATTCTTTGACCGCTTCAACCGCTTCGGATTCTTCTGGTTTCAACCACTTGGAGAATCTTTTGCGTTTTCTAATTGTATTTATCAAAAAGTCAAATTGAAGCTTTGAGTCTAGATGGTGATACCGATTCATTTCATTAGCAAGGAGTACGGTATCATTAAAGTATGATAGACCACGGTTAACCATATAGCCATTATAGGCTTTTTCGGCCAAATCGTCTATCATTATATCCTTCTTGCTGTAGTTGATTGCGTTTAAGAATTCAAAAGGGTTCATTACCAATGCCTCACGACACCTGCTATGATAAAGAAGCAGGTGATCCAATTAACGAATTGCAACAACATACGAAGATACAAACCAACCCTTGCGTGTTCCATAGTCAACACAGGTACCTTTGGTTCGTCCTCGTCATTGCGGCCGATATAGTAGTCTAGCGCTCTAGCTACAACCTTTTCCCAGATTCGGTATTCGATCATACCCACTCCGCTGAGGCCATGATCTCTGTCATACATGCTACGACGTTAAGTTCATGGTCTGCTACGAACGCATTCTTATACTGATAGTCAGCAAGAATAAGAACAACCTGAGGAATGGACTGCGGTTGCAGATATGTACTCATGCCATCATAGATCTTACGAAAGATTGCTTGTGGCTCAGTGTCCATATTATCAACCACCCACTTACGCATAGTCTTGAAATCCTTGTCCTTAAGAGACGTCATAAGTGAATTAATG